GGTGGAGGTGGTGGAGGATCATTCGGTGGAGGATCATTACCTGACTTCGGAGGTGGTGGAGAAACTTCACCTGAACCGGCATCACCACCGTTAGGGGGTGAAGAAATAGGTGGAGCACCTGAAGCCCCTGAAGCACCTGGAACACCACCTGAAGAAGAGGAAACATTACCTGAAGGAAAGAAAAATGATAATTTAAAAATATTATTAGAAAACGATGATATTAATGGTGATAAGTATATTGATTTATCAAAAGGTAGAAATTCTTTAGGATCAATTGAAAGTGAATTGAGCAAATTATTAAGAGATTGATATTTATAATAAAAAAGATTATGAAATTCGGTAAATTAAAATCAAAAATAGAAAACAAATTAGTTGAGTCATACAAAAATGGCACAATTAAAAATGATATGTCTAAATTTAACTCATTGGTGTTAAAAAATAAAAACGTATCTAAACTTTTCTACCTATACGATGAATTAACATCTAATAAAGGTTTGAACGAATCAATTGCGGATGAATATCTTAATCAAAGTATTACAGTATATGAAAATACGATTAATAAGATTAACTCCAAAGATTTAAAAGATTTAAACATTTGGGTGGACGGAACCGAACACGGTAATGAGTATGATGTTGTAGATAATTTGTTCTCAACGGGTATTACAAAATTGGAAGAAAAAATTACAAGTAAAAAAACAATTTTAGAAACTATAACAAAATCACCTAAAGAAAGTAAAGATGTTGTGGCAATACCATTAAAAACTATGGTTGATATCGCAAACAAAACAATCAATAATTACGTAAGTAATTTAACTGAATCAGATCAGAAAAAATTAAAATCAATTCTATCTTTAAACGAAGATGAATTAAAAGAAAAATACAATACTTTAAAAGAGAGTGTAATCTCTAAATTAGAGAAAATTCAAGAAAGTGAGCAAGATAAAGAAGTAGGTGAGAGAATCAATGAAACAATTAATAAAGTTAATACTGAATCATTTGATAAATTGAATTACTTAAAACTACAAGAATTAAATAATAATCTTTAATCGTTACTCTTAAGTTTTTGACGATATATAGCTTTATTAAGAATTTCTCTATTTTTAACAGACCTTTTAGTGAACTCCTTCCTATCATTTAGGTGGGAGTTTTGTCTTGTTTTAATTACCTTAGATTTCAATTCTTTAAGAGCTTTTTCAATACCCCCATTTTTGGTTACTTGTACTATTAGCATAATATATTTTAAGATTTTATTTTATATTTGATATATATCGCAAAAATAACTATTTTTTCCTAAAATAAACTATTGTATCATGAAAATTACAAATGAAAAAAGGGAAAACCTCAAAAATGAGCGGGTTTAGAAACTCAAAAATTACTTACGGAACCGTAGATTCCAAAAACTTTAAATCTTTATACTTAAATCTACAAACTTGGGTTGAACCCAAAATAGACGTTGAAAATTGGTCAAGGCTCGTGTTAAATATGAATAGATCAATTAAACATTCAATATTCAATCATATAGATAAACAGATGTTTGATGATAAATTTATTGTTGATATGGATTTACGAACAAGCGGATTGTCATTAAAAAAGAAATCATTTATGAATTTAGAGATTAATCTTTATCTTATTGATGAGGTTGATTTTAAGGACTTAAAATTAAAACGTAAATTAAGAGATATCGTTAAAGGAATTTATGCCGATGTATTACACAAGAATGATAATTTTAAATTTTATCTAACAAAAAACGGGAATGTTAAACCAAATAAAGTAAAAACCGAAAAAGATTAGTATTTATAATAAAAAAATACTATGAGCGGTTATAAAATTTTGGGACCCCAAGATTCGGGTAAAGGTATTCTTATTGAATATGATGCGGGATATGTTAATCCTAATGAGGGTCGTAATTTAGAAATAATAAAAGAGTCAAGAAATATGCTTGACCACTCTAAACCTTTTGAATTTTATGCTGTGTTACAGAAATATGACACACCAAATAGAAATGGTAGAGTTTATCCTGAAAAAATATTAAAGAGAGAGTCGGACAACTATAAGAAAATGATAGAGAAAGGTACCGCTCTGTCTGAATTAAATCACCCCGAATCTTCTTTAATTGATTTGGATCGTGTTTCTCATATTATTACGGAAGTATGGTGGGAGGGTAATGTGTTGTTAGGTAAAATAAAATTACTTACAAGTCCAGGATTCCACGAAAGAGGGATTGTTTCCACAAAAGGAGATTTGGCAGCAAACTACTTACGTCAAGGTGTTACTTTAGGTATTTCTTCTCGTGGGGTAGGTTCACTTAAAAAAGTGGGGGATCAAAATGAAGTACAAGATGATTTTGAATTAATTTGTTTTGACCTTGTGTCTTCACCATCTACACCGGGGGCATATCTATTCTTAGATAAGAACGATAGATTAAAGTATGAGGAGAATCTTGATGAAGAAAGAAATATGAACGCGCAAAGAGCAACAGGTATGGATTCATCATCTATTGCTCAATCAAAAAGTTTAATGGATAAATTATCTGCGTTCCTTGACAAATAAAAAAATATACTTTATCTTTCTATAAAATTAATTTAAATATATATGGAACAAGGAGAAAAGTATTTTGTGGCAAAGATCACATCGGATTTGTTAGACAACGAATCGGGGAAGGTTAGAAAAGTTAGAGAAGAAAAATTAGTATTGGGTTATACCCCTACTGATGTTGAAGCTAAAGTAACCAAAGTATATGAACATTACACAATGGATTGGAGAATCACTTCAATTACGGAGAGTAAAATTGATGAGGTTATTGACTAATTTTTAAATTAATAACATTTTTAAAATGGAGGTATTTTTTAATATCTCCATTTTTTTTTGCTCCAATGTTATAAAAATGTGAATTTTTTCAATTAACATACTATTTATATTGTAAAAACAACAAAACTATAATGAGCGAAAAAAAATCATTGGTTGAAGATACTTTCTTACAAATGAGAAATTTGGAAGAAGTTATTAACGAAAACGCAAAAGGAATACTTGCTTCTACAATGAAGGAAGAAATCAGATCATTAGTAAAAGAATCCCTTAACGAACAAGATGACGAAGAGGTGATTGACTTAGATACTGACTTGGAAGATACTGATGTATCTGACGATGATGTTGATAACATCGGCGACGAAGACGAAGATGATGACCAATTAGACGTTATGGCTATGGGTGCAGAATTCGACGACGAAGACGAAGACGATACAATTGATTTGACAGGTGCATCGGCTGAAGACGTTTTAAAAGTGTTTAAAGCTATGGGACCTGAAGACGGTGTGATCGTTAAAAAAGAAGACGATATGATACATTTATCTGATGATAATAACGATATCGACTATTTAATCCAATTAGGTGAATCTGAACAAGAAGATGACGAAAAGGAAATGTTGAAAAACGATGAACTTGACGAATCTTGGATGGAAGAGGAAGATGATGTTACTGAAACTATTTACGAAATTGAAATGGATGAGGAAGATGGTGATGAAGATGAACATCATTCACACTTAGGAGGTGAAATGGAAGAGCGTTATCACATGGATCGCAAAGACCCTGAAGATGATGATGATGACTTTGATTTTAGTGACCTTGAAGACGAAAGTGATTGGTCTCAATTAGAAGAAGATGAAGACGAAGAATTCGTAATTGAATCTAAATCTAATTTCAAAGCAAAAGGAGTTGGTATGGGTAATGCATCAAAATTCAAATATGACAAAAAACCTAATCAAGGACAAGGTTTCAAAACAAAAATGAAACAAGGGACCAGAGGAGTTGGTATGGGTAAAGCGAAATTTGAATATAAAGAAGGTGAAAACATGGAAAAAGGTAAAAACACTACCGTTAAAAAAATGGAAACCAAAGAAGCGTCTCGTACGTTAGGGAATGGTTCTAATTTTAGAAAAGGTGGTTTACCAAAACCAAGAGCACATTCAAAAGCAAACACGGCAATCAAAAAAGAAAGCGTGGATGCAAGAGAATTACAAGTTCTTAGAGAAAAAAATGAAGAGTACAGAAACGCATTAAATGTGTTTAGAGATAAATTGAATGAAGTTGCGGTATTCAATTCAAACTTGGCTTACGCTACACGTTTGTTTACCGAACATTCAACTACAAAACAAGAAAAAATCAATATCTTAAAAAGATTTGATAGTGTTGAAACTCTTAAAGAATCTAAAAATTTGTATAGATCAATTAAAGATGAACTTTCTGACGTAAGTACTAAAGATAATACGATTACAGAATCATTTGAAAGAACAGTTGAAAAAACACCAGTATCTGGATCGGCAGTTAATTTAATTGAATCTAAAACGTATGAGAATCCTCAGTTCTTAAGAATGAAAGATTTAATGACAAAATTAAAATAAAAAATAAACAAACAAAAATAAAAAACCAAAAAAATGGGAGCATTATTAGAATCAGGTCTTGTTGGTAACATCGGTTTGAAACACCTTAAAGTTATCAAAGAAGATACAATTAACAAATGGGATAAATTAGGATTCCTTGAAGGCCTTAAAGGTCACCTAAAAGAAAACGTAGCTCAGTTATATGAAAACCAAGCTTCTTTCTTGATTAACGAAGCAACTTCTGAAGGTTCTAACGGAGCGTTCGAAACTGTTGTTTTCCCTATCGTAAGAAGAGTTTTCTCTAAATTGTTAGCTAACGATATCGTTTCTGTACAAGCTATGAACTTACCTATCGGTAAATTGTTCTACTTCGTACCTCGTATCCAAGGATACAACGGTGGTACTGCAAATGGATCGGGTGAGCACTATGCACCAATCGGATCTCCTGAAGCGGTAAATGGAGGTACAAATAACCCAGGACAAGGATACCCTGATAATTCTAACGCATTCGGAAAAAATCTTTATGATTTATTCTACGAAGGTGGTGAAGCAGGTTTAGATCCTCCAGGATTATTTGATTACTCTAAAGGACGTTGGTCAGCAGTTACCGCATCTACGGCTATCCAAGTATGGTCTAACGGTACATTAGTTGATTCATTAGCACCAACAGGTAACCAAAGAAAATTAATCATCAAAATGTGTGGTTTCGCTGATACAGGAGCAGGTAAATTAATCGGCCCTGATGGAAACGAAATGGATTCAGAATCTTTCCTTTCTGACCTTAAAATCTTCACTAACTTGTCTACATTCTCTGCAGCAACAACTCCTTGTAACAACATCAGTTCAAACGGTGTGGCAATTCCATTGTTGTTTAGAGTTGTTACTCAACAATATGGTAAAGGTATCGTTCAATACGGTTCTACAACACAAACAACTTGGCCAACAGATGGTAACGGTGGTTCATTCAAAAATATCTGTTCTGCAGATGGATGTATCTACTTAGAAGTTGATTTGTCTTGTCCAGTATGTGCTGACTGTAGTTCTGATTCATTAGATGGATACACAGGAACAACTATTTATTCAGGAGCTTCAGGTACTTCTTTCGTAGCGGTATTTAGAAGATACGAAGAAATGGAATTTGAAGACAAAATTGGAGAGGTATCTTTCGATTTGGATTCAGTAACTGTTTCCGTAACTGAAAGAAAATTAAGAGCACAATGGTCTCCTGAGTTAGCTCAAGACGTTGCAGCATTCCATAACATCGACGCTGAAGCTGAGTTAACAGCATTGTTATCTGAGCAAGTAGCAGCAGAGATTGACCGTGAGATCTTACGTGACTTGAGAAAAGGTGCGGCTTGGAACTTACGTTGGGACTACAACGGATGGAGAAGAATTTCTCAAACAACATCTTACACTCAAAAAGATTGGAACCAAACTTTGATTACAGCAATCAACCAATTGTCAGCACAAATCCACAAATCTACATTGAGAGGTGGAGCTAACTGGATCGTT